GTTAAAAAGAATAATAGGGTTCTTTTCAAAGTTTCTAAGTCCACCTTTTGTCCATGCCTCTGCCATAATGACATCATTTGCACGATCCTCATCATGCGTACTTGCCATACCACAGATATGAACCCCTCCGTCGTCTTCGTCCAGAGCTTTAAAAGTAGATGTAAGATTAAAAATCTTTTCCATTAGTCTTCACTCTTTTCTTCTGCCGGGGCAGTCTTGCTCAAAGCTTCAAGAGGATTAACCTTAGCTTCCTCTTTAGGCTTGGGTGCAGATTTTGGCTCAGGAGGGGGTGCTTTAGGAGCATTAATTTGCTTCCAAGCCTCCGGCATCTCATTTTCAAGAATACCTATCATCCTTGGCCAATTACCGAAAAGATTAAAAATCATTCCGATTCGAATGGGAGAGTTTGAATTAGTTTCCCATTCTTTTCTGGTCATAACATGACCTACTTCCAGCATATGCATTGCAATATCTTGCAATACAGCCATTCTTGCGCGTGCTCTAGCCATTAGTTTCTCCTTCTTCTGGGCGCCCACCTTCATCGGGATTTACCGCGCTCCCTGCAATATTTGCGGGTACTCGCAGCTCGTCAAAACCTTCAATGGGGTCAAAATTAATTGCATCTCTTGCTTCATTTGGTGTAATAATACCAGTATTTACAAGTGCTGAAAAATACTGCGCTTGGTCTCGTAACTCTGGTTGAAGTGCAGGAATATTAGTAGCATCTTCAATAATTTCAAACCCAAAGAATCTTTCTAGAGCAAAGTTAATCTTTCGTACAATTGGAAGAATAGTCTCCAAGTAGTACAATCTCATGTTGGGTCGAATATTTGCGTTATTTCCTGAGTCTAAAAGAATCGGAGGAATGCCAAGTGCCTTTAAAATAATTTTCTCATTTTCTGTAATTGCAGATTGAAAATCAAGTTCTTTAAAGTTTACATTTGAAATACTATCAACTTCGATTCCTCCATCAAGAATGAGAGGTCTGCGACCCCCTGCATCGGGGCGGTATCTAGCTGTCCAGGATTGAATCATACGCTCTTTAATTTTTTCAGACAAGGTATTAGGAGACTTTAGTACGAGACCTGGGACAGCTCCATTCCTAAAGAAATTGTCTTGAAACTCTCGCATATTCTTCATAAGAACCATAGTACGAAGAGCGGGTTTTAGTCGTGATACTCCTCTATAAATAGAGTAAAAAGAATTTTCTTTTACATGAATAATCTCGTTAGGAGAATAGTTAATTGTCTCATTATAAGTAAATTTTTCAATATAAGTAGACTCGCTAGAGTGAATATGCATTTTGCTAGCAGGCAGGTGATAGAGGTGCACTCCATCAAAATATATAAAAACATTGCCGTCTAGAAGATAGTCTGTAATTAAATTACGACGAAAAGTGCTAATATCTTGAAAAAGATTAGGCTCCTTATTTAGTAATAAATTTACCCTAGATCTTTTAATATTCTTTATAACACTTGTTGTATTAAGTTGTCCACCAACTTTTGTATTTATTTCCGCGCAGTCGTCTACAATCATGTTTACGCCGCGATTAACAATTTCTAAGTCTTCATAGGCTCTTTCATAGCTCCCGTGTTTTTCACGAGAAGACTCTATTTTATGGTCAAAATGCGGCTGCGCAGGATTTAACTTCTCCTCTGCCTCCTTTTGCCAAAAATTATACCAAGCCATGCTTTCCTCTTTGTATCTCTACCCAACGTTTTTGTTTAGGCGCTGAATGTAGTGTTGGGTTACGCCCGTATATTGAATGTAGTTTTAAGTGGTGCGCATGACATATTGTAACAGTTTCATCGTACAGCTCTTCAATATGTTCGTTAATAAACTCGTCCCGAAAGTTACGAATATCTTCAAAATGATATCCTTTTTCTTTGACCCAATTTTGAAGCAAGGGACTCAAGCTGTAATAGTGATGAAAATCAAGCTCAGTGTCTTTTCCACAAATGTAACACTCCGTGGCTTTCTCATACCGGGCTTTTGCCTTGTCCCGTATATACTTTACGGGGTCTCGTTTTAGCTCTGTCATCTTTGAATCTATTACTTTTAATACCGAAATTATATCGTGGGGGAACTAAATTGTCAACTACTATTTTTCTGTGGTCCTTTCAGAACCCTGTAGAAGAAGTCTCAAATGAATATATTGCATACCGTAACGCATCCGCCATGTGTGAGGCCATATTATGTTTTGGTTTTTCCCTTGCTAGATTTGGATTTGGGTCCCACTGGTACTGGTCTAGTGCTGATAAACTTTCTTTACATGTTTGGTGTATTACTAAATTATCATTATCAACAATGGCAGCTACATGTGCAATTCCATCTAAAACTGACTTTTTGGCATTAATAGTAGATATATCATAATTTTGAGCAAAGTCAAAACGAGTTTGCTGAGCTGCTGAATCAATATAGATATAATCAATATTCCACTTTTCTACCAGTCTTCTGATTTGTGCAGCATGTTGTTCTGTAGTTTTTTCTGCGTCTAAATACTCGTCAAGTAAGTAATACTTTTCTGTGTCCCAGTCGTACGCCAGAACGCAAAAGGCAGTGGGATCTCTATACCCCACATCAAGCCCAGCGAATATGTCCATGTTTGAAACTTCGAGTTCTTCCAAGTTCTCAATACACTCTTCGTGGTTAAAGTTCCAAATCTGTCCTTCATAGGTATTAAAATCGGCTTCATACTCTTGTCGGAATTCGGCTTCGGACATGCTTTTTCTAGCTTCCGATATATCGCTCTCAGACATGCGCGGATTATCCTTATAAGTTGCTCGTATTGAGGCCCATTCGGGAAAGTCATCAGTAAATCCTCTATTAAAAAACTCTGCAAACCAGTTATTTTTTCCTCGCGGTGTAGAGATAAACAAGGCTTTTGAGTTATCTTTGTCCAAGGTAGGACGCAGTGCAACGTTAAATGCTTCTTTTCCATCCGCCAAAGCTGCTTCGTCAAAAATAATTAGGTCGTAACTTCTGCCTACACAAGAATCGACCTGATTGATGGATCCCATTCGAATAGTTGACCCATTGGTTAACTCAATAACTTTATCTTTTGCATTATCTTTTGCAACTTCTAAATCAAAGTGTTTAATAAGTTGCCGTTGTAAGTCGAAAGAAATCTGAGACAAGGCGTAGTTCGGAGACATTATTAAAATGTGTGAACCCGGGACTAGAGATACTAGTTGCCCAATAATATTTGCGATATAAGTTTTGCCCTGTCTTCTTGAAATTGCTGCAGTTACAAAACGGTACTTATTATTATTTATCGCATTTATGATCGCCATTTGAGACGGAAGAGGTGTAACGCCGAGTAGCTCCAAATATGGGTCTACTGGAAGTTTGAGAAACCTCGTCTCAGATTGAAACTCGACAAGCTGCTGAGAGATTAAATCTCTTCTACTTAATTCTACTGCCATATTACCTTCTTAATCGTTTTTTCTATGTCCGTTCCAAGCTGCGAATCCTGCTACTCGAAGAGCCCAGTATGCTAAGTAATTTAACAACTTGAAACCATTTACTTCAATACAAATATCTCGAAAAAGTTTATCCATCCACTTCTGGTCTTTTTTACCGATATCTGTGCCATCTTTCTTTTTTAAAGTTGCGTACTTATAGCCATAATCATGAACAAGCCCGCCCATAAGTAAGACTCCTGTAGGTGAAAGCCACATTGCAAGAAACTTAGGTACTGATGCTCCATCAAATTCAAAACCTTTTGGAATAACATACTCGTCTACGCCTAGTGTGAAGTGAAAGTCATCACAAATTTCCCATTGACGAACACCTAACATCCACATCCATATTGCTTTCCAAAATCCTTTGTCTTTTGTTTGAATTGGAAGAGGCTTCATATGAGGCATTTCTTTATACATAAATCCTACTCTATTCTCTCCTTGGCCGTCAAAAATACTTGCTACAAAGCCAATCAGAATAAGAGTGATTACAATAGTCCACTGCCAAAAATTTATTGCAAGATCAACTAAGAAGTCCATTATTTTTTACCGCTCCAAGCTTGAGCACCAAAGAATGCTGCTACAATACCTGCAACAGACACAAAGTATACTGCTGCCATATCTCCTAAAATAGTAGCTGCTTGATGTAGTTTAAATATCTCGGTTGCCATTACCGTAGCAGGGTAAAGAAGCATTCCTGCAAGGGCAAACCAAGTCATACTACGTTGAGCATCTCGCATTGCATCTTGGTCTTCAAGCTCTTTACGCTTAAATTCTAAATACATTGCTTTTTCGTCCGCATCTACTACATTATCGCCGTTTACATCCGCAGGATGATAGCCTGCTTTTTCTAATTCTTCCCCCATTACCACTTCACCTTGTCAGCCCAGTAAGCTGCTGACATCTTGCCGCGAGCAATATTCTTTGCATGACGAGCCTTAAAAGAAGCTCGCTTCCTTTTCATTGTTTGAGACTCACCCGCCTTGGGCTTTCCTGCTGTTTTTGCTCCTTGTTGCCCAAAACGAATTGTTTTAATTTTTGTACCTACTTTTGCAACAACAATGTGGGATTTTTTTGGGTGACTAGGAGTACGCTTTGGTTTATTAAAGCCTGAAACTCCTGCTCGTTTTAAGCGAGAATCTCTTTTTTTACCTTTTCTTTTTACCGCCACGCTTCATTCTCCTTTTCGACTTTGTGAAAGTTTTCACCATAGTCGGCTTACCGCCTGGGTTACCTGCTTTTCTCTTTCTCGAAATTGCTGACTTTCTTTGGGCTGGAGTCATTCTCGCTGCTTTCGATGCAGGAACACATTTTGGGTACTTCTTACTCGAAGCTTTTTTGCGTCCACAAGGCATATATCCCCCACCTTTTTTAGGACGAGAAATGTCTACCCATTTTTCTTTGAACCACTTTGTAAGTCCTCCTTTCGGTTTCGCCATAATTATGCAGTATACTCGACTGAGTGAACAGCCGTGCTTGTTTTGAGATGTCCACTACGATCATAAACAGTTACGTCGTAGACATAAGCCAAAACTTTTTTAGTTCCTGGAACTATTCCGTCAAATACTCGGTATACAATATCTCTATGAGTATAAGTTGTTGGAACAGTATAATGAACAGGAGAAACTTCCATTAACCTCGATCGATTAGATGACGGCCAAACTTTTCCCATCCCCAGTATCCTGCTGCTCCTACTAAAATTCCAAATAAAAACTCCATTATTTTCCCCTTCGCTTTTTACTGCGCTTCTTTTTATGTGCCGAATTCTTCATCAATTTACCATTCGGCATATAATGATATCCACGAGGTGCTTTTTTACGCTTTCGTTTAGCGGCCACGTTTTTTCTTTAATATCGCTTTTTGAAGTGCTGGAGGCAACTTCTTTTGTTTTGCGCTTAGCCCCATAGACTTTTTCTTTTTACTGCCGCGTTTTTTACCTTTCATCGGCTTTTTCTTTTTACCGTAGTGTGATGGCATTATTTACTCCCCATGCGGTATCTACCGCCCTTGGCTTTGTAAGTTTTTACAAGCCACCCGTTTGCATAAGCAGAAGGATATACCTTAAACTTACGCTTTGCTTGAGCTTTCACTCTTGCATAAAGTTTTTTATTTGTTGGAACTGATTTTTTTCGCTTTACCAATTTTCGCTTTCGAGCCGGCATTACTTTCTCTTTCGTCGTTTGACGCCTCGCAGTAAGGCTATCATTCTTTTAGCCGAAGCTGCGGATTTGGCGGTAGCCTTCTTGCGCCAGGCTCCTCGCTTTTTTACATAAACTGTTTTTCCTTTGACTTTATATGGCATTTATTCTTCCCAAGCTTGAGTAGCTTCGTTCCAAGAATACGGACCTCCTTCTGTTGGTGCAGGAGTGGGAGGCTGCCAATCATAATTTGAGTCTAATGTCCAGCTTGGAAAAGGCTGCGGAGCAATAAATACATCTGCAGAAGAGTTATATGTATAATTTGCAGCTGCAAATTGTTTTCTAAAATTTGAATTATAGGAAGTTTGTACCCAAGTACCTCCAAATAAATTTTGAACAAAAGCTACTCCTAGCTGTTCTTGTTCTACACCCTCTTCATCAAGTAACTCGTTATTGTGAACTACAAGTACACGATGAACAATATTATCTAATCCAATTTCTGCAAAATGTGCCATTAGAATGTAATACTCCCTGATCCTGTAAATTTATAAATATTATAGGAACCATCTGTAGACGTTGTTGGTGATCCTGTTGTAGCTGTAGCTGTGGAAAGCGTTCTTAGTATCACAACTCCTGATCCGCCAGTCCCTCCTGATACGGTAGAGCCACCTGAACTAGCTCCACCTCCGCCGCCACCTTTGTTAGCACTTCCGTTGTTTCCGTTATTACCTCCACTACCAGATCCCGTAGGTGCACCTGCATTACCGCCGCCACCGTTACCACCTTGTGCTGTTCCTCCTTGCGTAGAGCCACCTCCACCACCACCAGCATAGTATACTGAAGAACCCGTTATAGTACTACTACTACCTACACCACCTGCACCACCAGTAGAGTTTGATGAACCGTTGCCACCTGCGCCTCCTGCACCGCCGCCGCCTCCACAAGATGTAGATCCATTACTTTGTCCTGTACCTACGTGGCTACCACCGTTATTACCATAAGCTCCACCCGTGCCACCTGCTGCGGTATTAGTACCTGCACCGCCACCGCCCGATCCGGAAGCATTACCGTTACTTGTACCTGGCATAACGTTAGAACCACTTCCTATGTAAGTTCCTGCTCCTGGACCTCCATTAGCTGTTACAGAATTAAAAACGCTGTCACCGCCAGTACCACCTCTAGCACCGGGAGAACCAGGACCGCTGGTACCACCCGAACCTACAGTGACTGTGTATGATATTCCAAGGGCTACCTCTACTGCTGAAGCTTCAATAAAAGCTCCTGCGCCACCACCACCACCAGATGCGTCATAGTAGAAGCCGCCTCCACCGCCGCCGCCGCCGCCTACTATTAAATAATCGACTATGGTAGCAGGGACAGGCCAGTTACCAGCACCAATTTCCTTTTGTTGGTCTGTAAGAGAAAAGATACCAGATGCGGTCGAATTGCTAATCGAGTTCTTAGGGCCTATTTTAGATCTACGAGACATTAACTAATTTCCTCGTAAGAGCAGACTCCCTCCAAGTCTGATGCAGCACTAGCTGTAAGTCTTAATGAGTCTCCCTCTTCGAGATAAATTGCTTTGTTTATTATATCCAATGAAGAATTTGCTGGAACTGATATGGTTTTAGCAATATGATATGCAGTAGATGATCTAAATAAATCGACGTTTACTGTTGCAGCATTTGTTCCATCTACATTTGATACATATAATGCATTAACTTTAAAAACTTTTCCACTTGCAGCAGCATTTGTTACAATTGCAGTCGCAGAAGTTCCGACAGCCTGTACTGCGGTTTTTCCTGTGATTGTTGCTACGTTTACAATATTTGGGGCTGCCATTTATTATCCTCCAAAAACTATAGCCATTGCTATAGCCTTTCCTGTTGAAGCCAGTGAAGTACCTCCTACACTGACTGAAGTTGCATTTATTTGTCCATTTACATCAAGTTTATAAGCAGGAGTTGTTGTTCCAATGCCTACATTTTCCGACGAGTCAATTGTAATTGCTAGCGCATCTGCATTATCGTCAATACCTGTTGACGAAAAACCAACAAGAGGATAGGTTAGATTACTTGCTGCAATCCAAGCGCCTCTTGTAGAACTATAAGTATATGTTGTGCCTGCAAAAACATGAGTGTCACCGTCGCTTGGACTATTTGGGAAATTTGTAGCCATTATTGTGTCCTAAAAGCCTCGGTGGGCGCTGTAAAGTTAGCGGTGTATCTGGCTATGCCTTTGGTAACTCTTACGTCATCAAGATAGCCGTTAAAATTAGCCGATGTTCCCGCAGGACTTCTTACACCGTCTTTGCCTATTAATGGTGGAACCGTATAGCTTAAGTCTTTGGTAAATGTTGTTGGCGTTCCAATAGATGTTCCGTCTTTGTAACAGGTAAGAGTTCCGTTTGACCTTACAAACGCTATGTGTTGCCAAGTATTAAGAGTGGCTGATACGCCAGTATTTATGCCAACAGTAACTTGAGTATGTAAATGTATGCCACGAGAAGATCCGTTATCAAAACCAATTTGGAATACGTTATCTGATGAACCGTCGTATCGGTTGGATAAAACCGCAACAGGTGTTGATGACACGCTGGCTGGGTTCATCCAAAATTCAATTGTAAAATCCCCAGTGCCTAAAGCTAATTCTGAGCTAGCTACAATTGGTTCAAGATAATCACCAGTACCATCAAACTCCAAAGCTCGAGTACTGTATTTGCCAGCGACTGTTGTTTTTATGTCTGCGTCTCCAACTGTGTCAATATTGTTTATCCCAGATAGGTCAGGGATTGCAGAGTCTTGGAAGTTGAGTAGCAACTCTGTGTTTGTTACGGCAGTCAGTGGTGCTGTGGGTGGGGTAAATGCAGAGGTGTAAACCGCGGTGCCTTTAACAACACGCAGATCACTTATGTATCCGTCATGTGCTGTTGTTGAATTTAAATCACTTAATATGCCAACGGTTATATTTGACGTTGCATTAGCAATCGTTCCGCTAATAGCACTTGTCCCTAATAACGCACCATTTTTAAAAAATCTTAATGAAGACCCTTCTCTAGCAACTGCAAAATGATCCCACTGATTTAAACCATTTGTAACAGACGCTGTATATGTTTGAGTGCCTCCAATGTTTGCATAAAGACCTACAAGTGATGATGTAATTCTAAAGATCCACGCCTGACTTGAACCGTTCCATTGAGCAATTAAGACGTTATATGCCGATGCAAAAGATGACGTATTAACCCAACACTCAATAGTAAAATCACCAGACCCTAAATCAAAAGCAGAATTATCTGAAATAGAAAGATAATCACTAGAGCTATCTAAATACCCAGACCCACCATACGTAGTAATGTCATACGGCTTGTTGCTTTCAAACGGGCTGAAGCGGGTTACTTGTGGTGTTGAGTTGACTGATACAGTTATGGAATTACTTCCATTATCAACAAAACGATTTGATTGACACGTTAATATTTCTGTATTGGTAA